TTGATGCTAAAGCCCATCACCCCCAAAAATTCGCCGTGCAGTATCAAGATGGCACTCGTTTCAGCGTAGAAGAAGAGTAATGTCCATAGCCCTTGTCGATCTCGTCGCCCGCCTGACCGCGGCCGTCCCTGCATATGGCGGCATCCCCACCACGGCGCAATATGAATTGGCCGTGAAGGATGCCGTTCTTGATTTTAGCCGTCGGGCCGGCATGAAAAAACTGGCAACGATCAATATCGTGGCGGGGACAGCATCTTACACCCTGCCAAACAATTTCTTGAAATTTATTAGATTCGAGGAATTAGGAGCAGTTATTGGGGGCGTTCAGGTGACTGAGCAAGGGATTATTCCCCTTAACAGCACCATCGTTCAACAACACACCATCGCTGGCTTGACGCTCACCTTTTATCCCACGCCTCAATTCACCGGCCCCCGCTATCTTTGGTACAAGGCGGGATATGAATTGACGACCGGCGTATACACTGACATGACCGATGAGGTCGCCAGCATCGTTATGCTAAAGGCGCAAGCGTTGGCATGGAAACTGGTTGGCGGGAAAGCGGGTACGACTGCCGGCTGGAAATACGTTGTAGGGGATGTCACCATTGACAAGACCAATGTCGGTAAAATTCTTGGTGAATGGACGCGAAGCTTTGACACCGACTACGAAGAGCGTGTCAAAGTGTATATCGGCACGGTAGGCTTTCTATGTTAGATGCGACTGATTTCGCCCAAATGCAAGCGAACCTGCTTGAGATCATTGGCGATCATTCTGATTCCATCACCCTTCGCCGAGGCGAAACCACCATCGCGGCGCAAAGTGTGCGAATAGAACGTACCAGTGGCACTGGCCGCCTTAAAAATTCCGAGTTCTCGAAAGAGAGGCAAGGATCAATTGTCGTTGTTGGTGCAATCACGCTTGATATTAAAATCGACGATAGATTCACCGTTTCAAATCAGTTGTTTCGAGTGACCTTTGTCCGTTCCAATGAACAAATCGGAACGCAGGCAGAGGCCGAATTAGTAGGATAGAGGAGCATTAAATTATGTCCGCAGAATTGATTACTACTCAAACGCCCATGGGGGGCCGCGACGGGATACTTCTTGCCGATGGGCAACCCATTACCGGTGTTAATCGTTTTCCCGGCCGAAAGGCAATCGGGGTGATCCGTGTGGCCGCTAACGTTGCCGATACCGAAACCGTGACGATTGGCGGTGATGTTTATGAATTTGATCGTGCGGCGAATGGTGTGACCGCCGGCCGTATTGCTGTTACAGGTCATGCAGATGACACCCCTGCCAATGCCACTGATGCCCTTATCGCTACCATCAATGCCAGTGGCCGCGAATCAGTAACGGCCGTTGATATTTCGGCCAACGAAATCCTTTTGCTGTCCGATTCGCCCGGTGCTGTTGTGTTGGCATTGGCCGAAACAATGGCCGGATCTAACAATGTTGTCAGTGCCGCCGCTATGTATGGCGGCGCGGCGGCGGCGGCGAAGCGGGTGGCAACGGCCGTTCGCGTTCCCAATGCCACAGAGGTTGCGTTGGGAAATCTTCATTTTGGCTTTGACTTTACCCCCACGTTGGTACAAGTCACTGTTCGCACCACATCTACTGGCGTTGTTGCCGCATGGGATGGAGCAACAACCATCAGTGGGACACGTGTGATCTTGGATAACACTGGCTCTGTTGATTGGGCCACAACCAGCACGATCTATTTGGTGGCTTGGGAATAGCCTTTTTGTGCAAAAGCGGCTAGACGGCCGTTATGCTTCTCTTGGAGAATACATATCATGGAAACACCAAACCCTGCTGTCCAACAATTGGTCTTGATTGCCGTAGCTACGGCCGTTGTTATGGTGCCTGTTTTAGCCGGCACCATTTTTTATTGGCTTCAACCCTACGTCCAAAAATTAAAAGCGGAAGTCGAAGCCCGGTTAGGAACGGCTAATTGGGCGTTGCTCCAGATGACTGTTCGCACCTTTATCCTGTCGGCCGAGCAGGTGACTGGCCTTGATTCGGGCGAAAAGAAAAAGGCTTACGTGGTCAAATTGCTGAATGACTTCGCTGTGTCTCACAACATCCCGGTCACCGAAGATCAAATCAACGCCCTCATTGAAGGCATCCTGAAGGAAATTCGCATCGAATTGGCGGCCAAGTCCCTGCGGCTCGGCAATAACCAGACTTAATGAAGGCATCGAAAAACAGCAAGGCGGTGCAGATACAATGGATCACACCGCCTAGCGCGTTGCAACAGGCCATTCGACAATACGGCGATGTAGTTATGGTAAAGGTTCGCGCCATTGCCGACTTCATCGCCATTAAGGCCCAAGACGACATGCGCGTAAATGCCCGTTGGACGAACAGAACGAACCGTGCGCGTGAAGGTCTTTTTTCAATTGCAGAGACGGCCGCTAAGGATATGGTGGTCATCTATCTTTCACATGGGCAGACGGTTTGGTACGGCATCTATTTGGAGACAAGCCACGGCATGGCATATGCCATTATTATGCCAACCGTTCAAAAATACCTACCCATTTTGGAGCAGATGCTAAAGGAATTGGTTTCATCATGAGCTTAACCAACGACATCAATAACTTGATGCAGAAATCCCAAAAGGTAACAGCACCAACCACATCCAGCGATGTCTCGCGTGCGCCGAAGCGCAACTCAAATTACGAAGGATTGATGGATCGCTATCAAGCCGAGCAGGAGCGTGTCGCTTGGGTGAAGCGTGCGCGAAAGGAATATGACGAAGACCCACGCGCCAGTGACATCATAGACACACTGGCGCGTGATGCTGTTAAGAACGGCTTTCAATTGGAAGTTGATGATCCCAAAGCGGCGGCAATCATTGATAGCCTAAGAACCCGCCTAAAGCTGGACATGCGATTAGATGATTGGGGGCGGCTCACGTTCCGTGATGGAGACTCCTTTCTTGAGTTGGGAGTGACGGCCGATAGGGAGATAGCACTCGTCACACGGAAGCCAACGCTTGGAATGCACCGAAATTCTGATAGCTCAGATCGTTTTGTAGACCCGCGTCTTGCTTATTGGTATGGGGATGCTTATCAGCTCTCACCTAACAAGGAAACCCTTTGGTTTGCCGACTGGCAAATCATTCATGCCCGATGGCATCACGATGAGGGAAACCGCTATGGACGGCCGTTGCTTCACAGTGGCCGCAAAGTGAAAAAGAAAGTGGATGAGGGTGAGATGGATGCGGCCATTCGGCGCAAGACTCGCGCCGGTATGAGATTGCTTCATTATGTTGAGGGTGATGCGAATGACGTTGAAGCGTACAAGGAATTAAACAAAGTCGCCCTTGATGATCCATTTTCGGCCCATGCGGATTTCTTTACCAACAAACCCGGTGGAATTACATCACTACAAGGCGATGCGAACCTAGGCAACATGGAAGACATCCTTCACCACTTAGATACTTGGTTTCTTTCTTCCCCTGTCCCCAAAGGCATCTTGGGCTATGGGCGCGATCTCAATCGGGACGTGCTGGACGAACAAAAAGAACAGTACGACGAGAGCATTGCCGGGGTTCAAACGTGGTTCACCACCGAGATTCTAGCGCCATTGTTTGAATTACAATGGCTCTTGGCTCCCATTCTGCCAGAAACACTCACCTACAAAATAACGTGGGGCAACAAGGCGGTGATCACCCCCGACTCCATTTTGAAAATCATGCAAGCGGCCAACGCCATGAAACTGTTGGGCATTCCCATTCCTGTGATTGCCAGCGTCGTTGCCCGATTCCTTCCGAATGTCACCCCGGAGATGCTCATAGATGGCATGATGTCCTTGAACACCACCAATGAGGCAGAGCGGTTAAATATGATTGCCACTAGCCTGCAAAAAACATTAACCCACTAGGAGATTTTTATGAGCATTATCAAAGAAGGGTACAGCACCGAAGTCGTCGCAACCATTCCCGTCAACACGGCATTGAGTGACGTGATCGACTTGGGGGCTGGTTCTATTGTTGGGATTATTATGCCGTCGGGATGGACGGCCGCCGCCATTACCCTACAAACAAAAACAACTTCTGCCGGGGCGTTAGCCAATGTGTACGATAAAGCGGGAGGCGAATACACCATCGTTGCCGCCGCTGGCTCCCATATCATTCTTGATCCAACGGCGTTGCGAGGGTTGGGGCGATATGTGGTTTTGCGAAGTGGTACGGCCGCTTTAGCGGTCAACCAAACCTCGGCGCGGACATTGACCGTTTTGGTTAAACTGGTTGAATAATGGCGAACAAACCCTTGACCCTTGCCGACATCCCCTACGACAAAGCGCACATTGCCCAACAGGTGGCTTTTGTGCGCTTACAGTTTTTTGTTATCGGCGAAGTGCATCGGCTGTTACTGGATGTTGCCAGCGCATCCCGTGAACCCCTCAAAGGCTTGCCGCGAGGTGAGCCAATTTCTTTTGCTACAGCCACGCTTGTTTTGACAGCCGCGCAAAAGGCATGGGATGAATTCATTAAAAAATACACCCTTGTGCTAGGAGTGGGGATGAGAATCGCCGCCAGCTTGCCCTTTGGCGTTTGGGCGGTGCAACATGCGCATTTCATCAAGTCGCCGCTTACTGAAAGTTTGCGCCCCAAAGACGGCCGTCTTTTCCTCGAAGCTGGCACAAACCCTGATGCGGTGTTTAAGCCTCAGCTTGATCTCATCATTGATGCCGCCTACCAACGCACCGAGCAAGATGGCTTGAAACTGAGTAACCGAATCTGGAATTTAGACAACTACGGCCGTGTTGGGCTAAACAATGCTATCAACACAGCCATGCAAAATGGGGATGGGGCATGGGAACTGGCCCAAACCATCGAAGGATTCCTAGGACCCGGTCAGAATTGCCCACGATGGACAAAGGATCGCCTCAATGGGTTAACGAAGGCTGACATCGCTAGTGGAGATCGCACGGGGCTTTTTTCTGGTGACGAATGCCGGGGGCAGGGGGTTTCTTACAATGCTCTGCGATTGGCGCGCACTGAGATGTCGGCCGTTTTGAGCATTGCCACTGACAAGCAATTTGCCGCAGTCCCATGGATAGAAGGCGAGAAAGTAAACCTAAACACGGGTCATGTGGGAACGGACGAATGCGACAGCGTTGCCACTGGTGGCGCAAACAACGACGGCACTTACCCAAAAGGCACAATCACCCTC